GCCAATACCCGAGCGACGAGTATGAACACCACAGCCAAGCGCACACCCGGCCCGTACACCGTCGAGAAAGACCCGGTGTTCGCCCTGATGGGCGGACGCGGGAGCCGCAACGGCAAGAAATGGCGCGTGGTCCACAACGGCCGTTTGGTCCTCGCCGTCCCTTTCCAGACGACGGCGCTCGACCTCGCCGAAGACTTGAACAGAGCGGCCTTCCATCGGACCTTCCCTTGGAAGGTGGAGGCGTGGGGCAGCCGCCTGTCGCGCTCGTTCCTCATCGGTCGCGCCATGTTCAAGACGCGGGAAGAAGCCGACGCGTTCGCCGACGGTGCGGAGGGCGCCCACGTCCTTGCGTCGCAGCCCGGCGACACCGAGTTCGCCTGATTCCCACCCTTTGGAACTCAGTATGACCAAGAAATGCACCGTTGAAGGCAAGCACGTTCGCCCGTGCTCTGCGCTCGAAGAAGCAACCGAGTTCGGCAATCCGCCGCCACCCAAGCACAAGCGCACCGGCATCTTTGCCTGGGCCTTAACCGACCGCGAGACCGGCCAGCCGTCGCGCACCTTGTGGGGCGCTAAGACGAGCCAGCACCCCAATGGCGTGATATTTAACTTCTGCCCCTGGTGCGGCGCCGATCTTCAGGCGTCGCACGCCTGATCCCATGGATGGAACTGGAACATGAGCCGCATCCCCCTGAAAGACATGCAAGCGCTGCTGGAGCGCGCGACCTACGAGGACAGCTATGGCGTCTACGGGTCCGAGTTTCTGGTCTGCCGCATCTGCGAGCGCGAGAGCGGTGCCGGCGTGCTGGCAAAGCCGAACTGGCATGCGCATGACTGCCCGGTGCCGCGCTTGCAGCGCAAGTACAGCCACCGCGGCGCCAAGCCGTTCAATGGATAAGCCTCAGCCATGAGCAACAAGCCCAAGACCAATCTCACCGCCGAGTTCGTGCGGGAGCTTTTCGACTACGACCCTGAGACTGGTGTGTTCACTCGGCGCGTCAGCCGCCAGGGTCTGCGCGCCAAGGCCGGCACCATCGCAGGGACTCGCAAGCCCAACGGCTACCTGACGATCTGGATCTGCGGCGCGAACCACATGGCCCATCGGCTGGCCTGGCTGCATTTCTACGGTCGCTGGCCCGCGGAGCATCTGGACCACATCAACCGCGTCCGGGACGACAACCGCATCGCCAATCTGCGCGAGGTGACCTTCTCCGAGAACAACCAGAACGTCGGGCTGCGGCGCACCAGCAGGTCTGGCTATCGGGGCGTCACCCGCGTGAAGGCTGGCTGGTGGGCGCGGATCGTCATCAACGGCGAGACACACCCGCTCGGCACCTATGGCACGCCCGAGGAAGCCTATGCCGCCTACCTCGCGGCAGCAGCCTCCATGCACACCCACAACCCGTTCGCAGGCCAAGCCCCGACGGCCTGACTTTGAATCCTTCGACTGTGATGACCGACTACCAAGAAACGCTGCAACTGCTTCGCAGGCGCGAAGCAGAAATCGAGCGCCTAGCCGATCAGAACGATGTGCTGCGCACGGCGCTGGAGCGCCTGCAGCGCTTCGACTTCGAGTGTCGCCGCGACGGCATCGAGCCGCTGCCCGCTGCTGTCGTCCGGATCATCGACACCGCGCTGGCGGCCTGACCTCCCACCCTTCGAACTCGCACATGAAACCCATCCGATTCGGCAGCGTCTGCTCTGGCATTGAAGCCGCGAGCGTGGCGTGGCACCCGCTCGGCTGGCAGACGGCCTGGCTCGCTGAGATTGAGCCATTCCCCAGCGCCGTGCTGGCCCACCACTACCCCGGCACGCCGAATCTCGGCGACATGACAACCATCGCCCGCCGCATCCTGACGGGTGAGGTTGAGGCGCCCGATGTGTTCGCTGGGGGCACTCCGTGCCAAGCCTTCAGCGTCGCCGGCTTGCGCAAGTCGCTCGACGATGCCCGCGGCAACCTCTCTCTCAAGTTCGTAGAGCTCGCTGATGCAATTGACCATGTTCGAGCCCGTCGAGGTGACGCCGAGTGCGTCGTCTTCTGGGAAAACGTCCCCGGTGTCCTCTCGACCCCGGACAACGCCTTCGGGTGCTTTCTGGCTGGCCTTGCCGGGGAAGATGAGCCACTTCAACCACCAGGGAAAAGGTGGGCGAACGCTGGTTGTGTGTATGGACCCCGGCGAGCAGTCGCGTGGCGGACCCTGGACGCCCAATATTTCGGAGTGGCCCAACGACGCCGCCGTGTGTTCGTTGTCGCAAGTGCTCGAAACGGATTCGATCCCGCCCAGGTTCTTTTTGAGTGGGAAGGCGTGCGCCGGGATCTTGCGCCGCGCCGAAGCCAGGCGGAAGACGCTGCCGGCACCATTGCAGGCGGCTCTCGCGAGCGTGGCGGCTACAGCCACGACGACATTCCCCTCGCCGGAACCCTTGGCCAGCGAACCTGCGATCACACAAGCGGCCTGAAGTCCGAGTCGGATATCGTCGTCCCGGTTTCACCGACATTGCGCGCTGGCGGCAACAGCACTGGCGGGGATCGGCCACCGGGGACCGACGTGGACACCGCAGATAGCCTGATCGTCACGCACAGCCTGCGCGGCGAGGGCTTCGACGCCAGCGAGGATGGCACCGGGCGCGGCACGCCGCTGGTGCCGGTCCAGCCGCTGCCCTTCGACACCACCCAGATCACCAGCGCGACCAACCGCTGCAGGCCCGAGGTCGGCGACCCGTGCCATCCGCTGGCGGCCGGGGCGCACCCGCCAGCGATCGCCTTCGACTGCAAGGCCAGCGGGCAGAACGGCTTCGGCATCGGGGATATCGCCAGCACGCAGCGCGCGATGAGCCATGCCAACAGCCACACCGGCTGATGCCCGAGGAATGCGAGCCGCTGCAGGGCTTCCCGCGCGGCTACACGCTGATCCCGTGGCGCGGTCGACCTGCCGAGGAATGCCCTGACGGCCCTCGCTACAAGGCCCTCGGCAACTCGTGGGCCGTGCCGGTAGCGCACTGGGCCGGCAAGCGCATTGATGCGCAGCTCGCCCGACTTTCCAACCCTTGAAGCCTGAGGAACCCATGAGCGCACTCACCACGCACGACACCGTCAACACGCTCTCGCCGACGTGCCCGCACTGCGGACACGAGATGGACTCCGACGAGATGAATTACGGCAAGCCGACTTGCGACGAAGACTTGTGGGCGCTGGCGCCCAACGAGGGCCGCGCCGTCATCGAGTGCCCGGCCTGCGATCAGCAATACTGGGTTCAGGGTGGCTACCGGCCCCAGTACACGTCGGCGTTCAGCGAAGATGAGCTGGACTTCGCCTGATGACCGCGTTGACGCCAACCGAAGCTGACCGCCTGGCCGCCTGGCTGGAGAACGACATGCCGCCTCTGAGCGCCGATGTTCTGCAAGAGGCTGCCGCCGTCATTCGCCGCTTCCCCGTCGTCGTTGCCGAACGCGACAAGCTGACCGCTGAGTTCACCGCGTGCTACTCGTCGCTGGTCTCCGCCGACGAGGAGCGCGACCGGCTTCGGGCCAGTCTCGCATCCGTCGCGGGTGCGGTTGACGCTGCGCAGCAAATGCTCGGCCGCTGGAACGAGTGGTACGGCCACCACGGGGGCAACCTGGCGCTTCCGCCCGCCGGCATCGTGAAGACGCTGGACGCGCTTGCAGAGGCCCGCTCCCTGCTCGGCGTCTGATTCGAATACTTCGCTTGAGGGTCTGACCATGAACAACCAGCCAACGTTCCCGCAGGCGCGCGAGCGTTACTACGTGGAGAAGGCGTCCGGGTCCGACTGGGCCTACGTCATTGACCGCAAAACCGGCCGCCGCTGCTCCCGCTTCAACTGCCACAAGCTGTACGGCCAGTTGGAGGGATTCCAGGCTGCCGAGCGGCGCGCTGGGTGGATGAACCGCCAAGCCGCCTCCGCCTGAAAACCATCCTTGGGAAGAGCCCATGCAGATCCTTGAACACCTCAGCGACGACGAAGTCGTCAAGCTGGCCGCCAAGCCGACACCCAAGCCGATGGCCGGCGAATGGACGCTGACGGCGCCGGACGGCCGGACCTGGAAAGCCGCCTCGCCGATTCACTGCGTGCAGGCTGAGAGCAACAGCCGCATCCCGCCCGAAATCGCACTCGCGCGCATCCGGGCCAGCCTCCTGAAGGACTGACCACCTTGAGCACACCAGACATTGCCGAAGCCCGGACGCAGTTCGACTACCTGCTGAACGCTTACACCGCCGCGGCGCAGGCCGACAAGCCCGCCGAGCACGACTACAAGGTCAAGCGCGAGGCGCTGTTTGCCTACGTCCGCGAGACCGAGCGCGCAGCCCGCAACCAGGCCGCCGAGGTGGAGCGGCTGCGCTCTGCCGTGCACTCCTGCGGCCCCACCTGTGACAAAGCCGGCTGCGTCAATGCGCGACTCACGCAAGAGCTTGAGCGGCTGCGCGCCCAGGTGGCGACGGTGGACGGTCATCGCCACATCTACAACGGCGCATGCCCGGATGAGGGCAACTGGGGCAGCCGCGACCCAGAGTGCCCAGCGTGTCGCGCCCTGGGCGCCGCCCCGGCAAAGCAGGCCGACCCCGCACGCGAGCTGCTGCTTCAGCGCATTGTGGACGGCGCCAAGCCAGGCGAGGGAGCGCTGACCGCCAGCCTGCGCGCTGTGGCTCGCGATGCGCTGGTACAGCAGGCCCCATCCCTGACGGTTGGGGAGCGGGATGCCCCCGTGGAAAGTGAAGTGGAGGCTCTCATGCGGACGGTGCAGACGCTCGTAATGTCGTGCTACTACCGGCGGCCCAAGGATGAGCAGGACCGAGCGCGCGCCAACGTCAGGGCCGCGCTGACCGCTGCCCTAGCTTCCCATCAACCCGCGCAGGGGCTTGATGAGCAGGCGGCGTTTGAGGCGTGGCTGCTCTCGGCGAAGTTCGAGGATTGCCCCTTCAAGGACGATCCCGAGCGGGTGAAGCGGTGGGGAGCGCACTACGACCGCTACCGGCGAGAGGGCTGGGACGCCCGCGCCGCCCTGGCCCAGGCGCCGGCCGCCGAGCCGCTGACGCTGGACGAAATCGAGGCTGAGGCACGGAAGCGGTGGTATGCCGGGGATGTCGACAACGTCAAGTTCGCTGCCGGCGTCCGCTTCGCCGAGCGCGCCCACGGCATCGGCGACGCGAAGGAGCAGCCGTGACCTGCATCCACATCGGCAGCGGCATCGTCTGCGTCAACGACAACTGGGGCCGGCTCAAGGTCGGCA